TCAGATCTCTCCCGCCGCGCCGCGAGCCTGAGCCAGGGCCTTTAGGCGCTCGATCACCGTCGCCATAGCCAGCGTGTCCTGCCGACAATAAGCGAGGAGAGCGGATTTCATACGTTGCCGTCCCACGGAGTCTAGATCTCCGCGAACCATGTGGTCCCACGCCAACCCTGCCTCGTCGCCGTGTGACACCTCCATGCCTTCGTAGCTAAACCCCGGTGCCAGTGCCGGAAGGACGGCTTTTAAAGAAAATGACCCCTGAAACTGTGGGTGATAGACGTGCTTCTTCACGAACGGCCAAAGGTCCCAAAGGCGAGCCTGAATTCTTGCGATCTTTTCGCCGTATTCCGGCATCCAGTTGGCCAGATCGCTGAGACGCTGTGATTCAAAACCAGCGTTGTAGGCTACAATCAGCCCACGCTTGGCCAGGACGTCGCTTAGCGAATCAAGGAAAGCATGACGAGGATCCTCTTCGTCCTCAGCAAGGAATTCGAAGTGTTCCAATCCACTACCGGCAGACATCTGTCGGTGAACGGACCATTGAAAGGGGATGTGCGAGTATGGCCGCATTCCAGCAAACCGTGGGATCGCCGGATATAGGGTTTCGAAGTCCATGAAATAAATCGGATACTTCAAGCGGGACAATTCTCGGGCGAGGTCGTTGCTAACCCACAGCCGTCCAGTCTTCACGGAAGTCCAAACTCGGAGCTGGTTCTCAGTGAGGGAGAAACCCTCCGGGATTTCTTGGATGAGCGTTATTCCCTGATCCAGCAGTTCCGCTTGTTTCTTCTCGCTCAGCCTCGGCAGAAACGAAATGTGGTGTTCTGGCACAGGTGGATTGCAGCAATCATAGAACTCGCAAGGTACCGGTTCGGAGCAGTGCCTCCCCGGCGCGATGTCAGGCGGGTGTTCCAGCGCCAATGCCTTCCGCTCGGACTTCAGCAACCTCGGCACTTCGGCACCGAGTTTCCGGATCTGCCGCGTCAGGTTCCGAATGGCGAAGAGATCCGCCGGATCATACTGTCGCCCATCGTAAACGTAATCGCGGTTGAGGTGCATGAGGCAACTGGAGGAGAGATCGAGGCCACAGCCCCTCAGAACATGAGTCTGGATGGCGACATCGTAGAGGTGGTATTCCTTCACGTCGACAGAAGACTTCACTTCGATCAGCCGCCATCGGTTCCCCGGGCGCCGCTGGAGGATATCTACGCGGACCAGAATCCCTTGGTGCTGGAACGTTGCTTCAAATATTGCCGGAACAGACGAATCATCCAACAAGCAACGCGTCTGCTCCAGGGCACCCTCCAATCCGTGTTCAGTGCCAACGAACACGCCGCCCGGAAACCGGCTTTGAGCGAGCAGGCCAACTTCATTTCCTTGCTCAAGCCGCGCTACCTGACTCTCGTCAGGCTGCTCTGCGAGTTCTGGCTCGCAAACCTGGTAGTAGAGCCGCTTCAGGCACTGGACGCCAGTCACGAACTTGGATTTTGAGAGGCGTATTGGAGCCGGAGCAGGCATGCGGTTTGGCTGTTTCCCTTACGATGGCACAATAACACCATTGAGCGTGCACTCTGGAAGTCCGCGCCATCGCAGGCGCAGCTGGCGCGGCTTATGCCTTTGCAATTGCGTTGAGGACGTTTGGTTGAGTGGCGATCTCTTGGGCCAGCTCGGTGTACTGCGGTGCGGTCGCATAAATCCGGGCGACCCCGCCAATCAGCTCCGTCAGGCTTCTGTCGTCCTGATATTGCTGCCAGGCGTGTTGGTAGGGCTCGCCCTTGGTAATCAGCCAGGCATAATCTTGGCAGGAGGCATCCAGCGATTCGTAATCCGCAAACTCGTCGTCAATCTCGACGCGCAGGCGGCCGTCGGACAGCGTGGTGATGACCCGGGCGGGACTGGCCGAGTGCTGGTGGTCCCATATCACCAGTTGTGCCGGCGTGAAGACTTCCTCCGTAGCCACCTTGCACCACTTCGTGTGGCGTGTGGCGCGCTTGATCCCGAAGTAGTTGGCGTGGCCGACGGGCTTTTCGCCCCACTTCGATTCGATGGCCCACTGCGCGATCAGGAGTTGCGCGGGGCAGCCGGTCTGTTGCTCGAGGCGCACGGCGATCCGCGCCACCTCGTTGAGGCGGGTTTCAAGTGTTTCCATAAGATTGATCAGTAGATGAACGAGCGGTCGTCGGTCGTGGGCAATGGCACCGGCCAGCCGAACAGGCACACGTGGTCGTAGGCCCAGAGCTTGATGGCCGGCAGTCCGAGACGGCTGACGTTTACGAACTCACGCATCCATGGCCATGTGCCGTAGTAGAGGCCCATCAGATAGCGGCAATGCTGCTGGTCCCAGGCGAGTTCCTTCCATGGGTATCGCGCACACCGAGTCGCCTGGTCGAGGTTGTGGTTGATTCCCGGATACTGGTAGCCCTCGATGAGGAACGTGTCGAAGCCGGAGCCTGCGCGCGCGGTCCATTGCGATGGAAGGTTGATGTAGTGCAGCAGCTTGCAGTTGTCCGGATCGTTCACATCCATTGGCCACAGCAGTTCGAAGATGGCTGATGAACACTGCGCCAGCACGTAACTCTGGATCGCGGCTACGTAGTTGTACAGCCGCGTCCGGAGGAAGTTCGCGTCGGCGTAGCTGTTGATCGACGGATCGTCGTTCGGCGTGTGGAACGTCGCCAGCGCGCGGCCGAGTGCCGATTGCGCAGCGGCTCTTGTGTCGGCATCGTAGAACGCCATGCCGGACGCGTTAGCCTGGAACCACCAGAGGATCTCGCCGAACTGGAGTTTGGGCGTCAGTCCCGCCGCCAGCATCAACCCCGCCATCGCGGCGTGCGCTTGTCCCAGGTAGTCCTGCGGCCCCGAACTGAAGGCGATCTGCGAACTGTTCAACGTCCCGAAGCCGGTGGCGGTTTCGACTGGCTGGCCATCCGGGAAGCGCTGGACCCAGACCGAGGATGGCGGATTGTCAGGTGGATTTACCAATTCCTGCGAGAACGAGCAGACCACGCTCATACCGTTCGCCTTCAGCAGACCGAAGAAATCCGTGTTCCAATCGCGGAACGCCCGGTTCAGCACCGGCGTCTGCGTCGGATCGATGACCCACTTCACGCCATACGTGCCACCTTGCAGGTCACCGGTCACTGCGGCGTGGCCAGAGCCGGTGTTCGACGCCGGGAGTTCCGTGTAAACGTGGAACTGCCACACGCTGCCGAAAGAGTGGGACGTCATCGTGAGGACGTCGCCGGCGGCCGTGGCCCAGACGCCGTCGAAGATCGCGTTGATGAAGTTGGCGAAGTGCCGCGCGATGGTGCTGAGGTTGTCCTGCCCGCCGAAAACTGTCTTGCCGATCGCGGAGCCGCCAACGTGCAGCCAGACGACATCCTGCTCGTTCCACGTACCGGAGAACGTGACCGTGCACGATGGATAAGCGGGATTCGACGCCACAGACTGCTTCCACCAGAAGACGCCGCAGTAGTGATCGATCTCGCCCAGGAGCCCGAGCTTCTGAAAATTCCAAACCAGCCGTTGCGGTGAGAGTTTGTACGTGGCATCCGTGTCGAAGTCAGTCGCTACGCCAACGGCAGTCGTGGTCGCGACTGGATCTGGCACGTCGCTCTTCACTGCGCATTCGAGGAAATCGAAATAGAAATACCACCCCTGGCTCGATGGGTTCTTGTTGCCAGAGATCGTGATCACTACTTTGTGCTGTCCAGCCGCGATGCCGGAAAACAGCAGGCGGCGGGTCTGCGAAGTGGTGGCCGCGGGATAGTAGCAGTCGAGCGTCACCGGCGCGCCTCCGTCGAGCGTCGCGGTTACGATGCCGCAACTTGTGTCCAAGCGAGTGCCCAGGTAGATGTCGTGGATGTGCTGGCAGTGCGTCTCGATGGTGACGCTGGCCCCGCCAGCCGCCGCGCGGATCGCGCGACCCTGGCTCCAGAATGCAAACGCGCCGTTCACGGGGTCGTTGCCGGGCGCGGGCTCCCAATATCCCGACGTGCTGACCCAGGTGCTGTCTTCCTCGATTCGGACCGACCCGGGCCCGGCCACCTTGAGCGCGCGCTTGCCTGCCGGATTACTGGTGACCGTCCAGTTGGTGACCACCATCTTCCACTCGGTCGGTTGGTATGCCTGGTTGTTGGGCAAAGCCGGAGCGATCGTCCACCAGACCTTATCAACATTGCTCCAGCCAAGCGCAGTGAAATCGATCCGGACGTGCCAGGACACGTTGTCGGATGAACCGCCGGACAGGTTCCAGTTGGCGGCAGTGAAATACAACCGGCTGCTGCTGTTGTTGTCGGTCTGATAGAACGCCACCATATTGCCGTCGGCGCCTGGAGTGGCCGTGATCACCAACTGGTTCGGCAGCACCACGGCGGCGCTGAGCACGGCGGGGCCGTTCTGTACCCAATTGATGGCGTTGATCTGCTGCGCGATGGACTGCAATATCGTGGAGGCGCTGACTTGTGACAGCGTGTCCGCGGCCGACCCATCGGAACTCGAAACCGCAACCGGCCCGGCCACCCCGGTCTTCAACGTGATGAAGATCTCGTTGCCGTAGGCACCGCCTGTTGTGGCCGTGCAGTTCGGATCGGAGGCGTTGATCTGGCCGGCGATGTTGTTCGCCACGCCAGCGCTATTCAGCGAATCTTCAAGGCAGGGATACGTGGCCGCCCCGATCCTCACCCAGTGGTTGTACGCGGCATTGCCCTGCCACCATAGGGCCTGATCGGTAGTGGTGTGCGACGTGGAAATCGCCGGGCTGATGAAGGACTGGTTCTGATACCAGAGCGTCACCTTATCGCCGGGCTGCGGGCTGTTCAGGTTGAGAATGTAACTGGCCGAAGCGCCGACGCGGCCAGTCGTGTTGCACGTCACCGTGATGCCGGTGGTGCCGAACCACTTCACGTCGGTGTGGCCGATGCCGTTGATGGTGTAGTCGAGCGTGCCCCAGTCGGTCCACGGGTTCTTGAGCGACTCCCAGGACTGGATGCCTTGCCAGGTGACGTCGAAATCGAGAACGAGGCCCGTGAGGTCGTCGTCCGGAAGGTACGAGAACAGCGGGTGTCCGAAGGGGTCGTCCTTCTGAAACAGGACCAGTACCGCGAAGTCGGCCATGTCGCGGAAGACGCCGGAGACGGTGAATCCGGTGTCCGAAGCACCCCACAGCGCGGCCGCCGCGCCAAAGTCGTCAAAGCCCTGCAGGTGCATCGTGCGATGCGGCTGCAGTTTGTAGATTTGATCCACGGCGATTACGAGTAGATAAAGACGGAGAGATTCGATCCCGGAAACGTGGTGCCTACCGCCGTGATTCCGATGGAGACCGCCGTGTTCGCCGGGACCTCCGTCAGGGCGGCGATCTGAGACGGTGTCGCGACCACTACGGTTTGGCCCGCCGGAATGGTCAGTGCCAGCCAGGCCGTACCGCCCACATAGATCGTGAATGTAATCCCGGAGCCGGTTGGAGCGGCCTGCACATAGGCTTTTACGTCACCCACGGTCACCGGACGATTCAAATACAGGGGCTGCGCGGCGTTGGATTCCACGCCGAGCGTTCCCTGCATCTGGAAGACGAGACCGGCGACTTTCGAAAGCCCCTCCGCGCCGAACACCCAATCCTCGCGGATAGGTGCATCGCCATCCGGCGACTCGTTGCCGTTCACGTCAACCGTGAACCCGGAGATCAGCAGATTCTCGTCCACGAAGTTGCCCGTCGGCATGTTCATGGTGACCACGGCCAGCGGGTTGGCGTTGTTGAATGAGGTCGTGTCGCAGGTGTAGGGCCAGGTCGGTTCCTCGATGATCCAAACATCGCCGGGATTGATGACCAAGGGCACGTCCCAGGTGATGGTGGTCGCCGTGTTGGCAGTGATCTTCCGGGGCGGCAGACCCCGCGAGACGCCCTGGATCACCCGGACCAGGTTGCCGACTTCGGCACCCGGCGTCATACCGTTGGGATAGACAACGTTCTGGCAGCCGGAGTCCGTGATGCACGTCGGGCTGGCGGAATTCGATTCATCGGCAGTGAATCGGAGAACGAAGCAGTCGCCTTCCTGGAGGACGCCGTTCGGGTCGGGAGTGACGCCGATGGTGCCCGTACTGGAGTCCCATGCCGTGACCCTCGCGCTGAAATACGGGGTGGCGGCTTCCGGCCTGCCGATGATCGAGAGGATGCGGCCCACCGCAGTGAACGATGGATTGATCGAGGGCGGCGCACCCTTCAGAGACCCACACACCAGCGTGCCAGCCGAGACGCTGTCTACGGAGCCTCCGATGATTCCGCCGTGGATCAGATGCTTGGCCTTCAACCGCAAGTTGGCGACATACGGCGTTGGCAGAGCGAAGGTGGAGCGTTGCAGCGGACCGGTGAACGTGACCGTGCCCGGCGTGTAGATGGTGCCGTTGCCGGTGGATGTGAGCGCGCCACTCGCCGCCACGCCGCCATAAGTGCCGAGTTGCTGGCCGCAAATCAGATCGTCCTGCGCGGCCGCGAAGATAACATAGGCCGCCAGCCCTGCCACAGCGGGCCACACGATATTGCTCAAGGTGATCGAGTAGGTGGAGCCGCTGGCCGGCAGTGGAACAATCGCGATCGCCATCGGCACCGAGGGCAGCCCGTTCGTGTCCAGAGCGCACAGCGTGAGCCGGATCGTGGTCCCGCCCGCGAGCGACCCGCCGGTAACGTTCACCGCGACAGTCCCCGCCACGGGTGCGCCGACGCTGGGACTGAACGTATTCGTCGGCAGCTTCCCGGCGACCACCAGACTCGCCAGCATGCTGCCGTCGGCCATCTGCGCGTAGCTCTGGTTGGTATCGAAGGTCCACTCGCCGGGAAACAGCGCGTCGTCCGAACGCGCCTGGATCTGATACGGCGCCCACGCCGGGCCGAACGGGATCGGATAGAACAGCGCGGGCAACGGTGCCGGGGCAACATCCAACGGCTTCGGCCCCACCGTCAAGTCGTACATCGACGCCGTCACGGTCCGCGCCGTGATGTTGATGGACCAGTCCTTATTCAGCCGCCAGGACTGGATTCGGAAGTCACCCGAGATGAAGCGGAACGTCGAGTTGGTGGAATCCGCGGGTGCAGGCGAGACTGCAAAGCCGGTGACGGTCTTGTAGTCCGACGACGTGAAGATCTGCGTCACGGTGCATTGCGCACCGTTGATCAGCACCTCTTTATTGACGATGAACGTGTCGAGCGGATCGCCCGTCAGATTGCCGCACTGCCCGCTTGTGACGGAGCACGTCCCCTTCATGCCGGGCACGTCCGGGTGCGAGATCGAGACTACCTGGCCGACCTCGGTGCCGAGAGCCAGGATCGTCGTCTTCCATGACGCGTTCCGGGCATTGCGCCACTCCGCGGCATTGACGCCACCGATCTCCTCCCGAGTCCGCACGGCCGCGAGCCGCAGTGCCTGCGACAACGTGGCGCACCCGACCATGTGCTGCCGGGCCGTGAGCGGCGCACCGGCGCGACTGTAGTAAGCCGCATGGGTCTTGTCCTGGTACTCGGCGGTGTTGGCCTGATATTGATAGGCCTGGTCGGCGAAGTCGATGATCAGGTGCTCGAAGGAAGCCTCGGTTGGTTCCAGCCGAAGGCTCTGGAACAGGAAGTTGCCGATGGTGAATGCGTCGGTCGACGATGCGTTGATCCGGCAGCCGAGCTTCAGCTTGCCGAATTCCCAGGTGTAGTAACCGACGCCGCACGCCAGGATCTCCGTAAGCCAATCACGGAACGGCTTCTGCTGCGCCAGCACTCCCTGAAAGCGGAACTGCTTCTCGACACCACTCCCGAGGATCGGCGTGATCAGATCGTCGGCAATCTCCGCTGTGCCGCTGCCGTCGCCGACGAATAGAGAGGACAGCACGAACCTGCCGAGTTGCAATGGCGACGTGACGCCAGAGAGGCCCAGTGCGCGCAGCAGGCTGTTGACCGCGATCCAGAACGGGTTCGTGATGCCCGTGACAGCCGTGCGGTTCCCGTTCTGGTCCCACGTCCAGCCGGTCAGGCCCTGCGAGATCGGCACCTGCATCTGGTGCTGGTCGGTGGTGGTCGGCTGAATTCCAGATTGATCGGTGCGCCGGATCTCGACGAACGCCGTGCCCGCCGCCGTCTCCGGTCCCCACACCTGAGGCGTGCCCTGGCCGAGCGAGAAAGAGTTCGATTGCGGATCGTTGCCGGCCACTTCGCGCAAGCCCATCGTCGGGTTGTCCGAGGTCACGTTGAGGCTGCCGTCCACCTTGAACCCATGCGGCGGCTGGCCATCGAGCATCGGCGCGATGATGTAGCGGTAGCCATCGGCATTCTGATAGACCAGCATGCCGGTGTATGCGCCGATGGGACCGGCGCCGACGATACCGAGTGCGTCGTAGTAATCGGACTCATCTCGCCCCGCCGCAATCATGCAGTTCACCCAGAAGGCCTTGCCCGCATCGCCATCGTCGTTGCACCAAATTTCCTGAAGCGCGTTGCCCCAGATGGTGTCGGAGATGATCGAGGTCGCGGTGACCATGCTGCGACCGAAGCCCCACAGGCCGGTCGAGTTGTCCTTGATGACCACGCCCTGCGGTTCAGCCGGATGGCCGCCGAAGTAGGACGTCATGCCGTGCGCCTGGCAGCCGTTGGTGGAATCGAAATAGTAATCGCAGGAGGTGGGATCGCCGCCGTGGCCGTGGGCCACGAACGGGCAGTTCACGCCATCGTTGAAGGTCTTCCAACACTGCCGCGAGATGGCCCGCGCGGGGTACATCTGCGTGATCTGGTAGAGACCATCGCTGGCGCGCACGGTGAATTGCGGCGAGCCGTCCGAGACGAACCCGACGATGAATCCCGACCACAATTGGAGCAGGATGCCAGTGTTGACGTGGTAGAGCGAGAGGTCGATGCTGGCGAACTTCAGGTCCGTATCATTCGCGAGCGCGGTCATCGCGCGGTCGGCGTTGCCGAACGTGAACTGGACGTTGTCAGCGGTCCCTTTGATGTCCTGGGAGATGATGACGTCCGATCCCGGCTCGCCCAGGCTGAGCACGCGCGGGAGGTACAGTTGCCCGGCGACCGTGCAGCGGCGGTCCGACAGATAGATGTCCGGCACCGCCTGCTCGCGCACGCGAATGTGCACCAGAGGAATGATCTGCTGGACCTGGCTCAGCAGCGCGGTCTGAAGAGTCGATGAGGGGAAGCGCAGGCAGGCGGAATTGACGGGATAGCTGGGCGCGGCCGAGGGATTGGGGACCTCGATGAAGTTGAACCCGACCTGGCAGGCGTTCGCCAGATACTGGATTGCGAGCGGCGCGTACTCCCAGGTCACCTTCGTGGGGTTGATGCTCTGGTCGGCGTTCGGGACATTGTAGGTGAACGATTTCCAGGCGCCTTGCAGACTCTCCCAGAAGGACACCAGCGATGCGCGGTCGCGCATGCTGAGGTGCTGGCGGCGGAAGGCGAACTTGCGCGGGCCGATGCCGACGGCGAATCGCTGCTCGGCCTTGGCGTCCAGTTCCCCGAACTGGTGCATGACGACCGGACGCTCCTGGGTGAACCCGTAGCCGAAATCGCTGGTGAACGGGAACGTCAGGCCCGAATCGACGAGCGCGGGCACGGCAATGCGGCCAATGGTGTCGGACATGGAGGTTGGGGATTACGCGACTTCTACGAGTTCGATCTGCGGGACGTCCGTGCGCAGCATGCCGGTGGCTTGCGACCAGTTGCCACGGAACACGACCGTGTACCGTCCCACGGTGGAATTGCCGGTGGCATCGTAGGCGCCCTCGGCGAGGTTGTAGAACAGGAACGGCACCACGCCGCCTTGCTGGCCGTCCCAAAACGACTTGAGAGCGATCACGCGGGTGGCGGTTAGCCTCTGCGCCAGTTTGAACGCTTTCCGCGACGTCTGGGCGAGTTGGGAACGCTCCGTGGTTCCGTCATGGTATTGCGCCTGGAGTTGCACGCACTCGCGAGATTCGGAAAACGCGGTGGAGAGCGCGTATGGCATCACGCCGCTTGGCACAGCGTTCTGGATACTTCCAGGCATTACGCTTCCCAATGGACCCGCAAACGCCGCAAGCACGTCGGGCATTCCGCGTATCCTTTGATCGGCCATCCCCTTCGATGAAATGTGCGACACCACCAGGCGCGGAAGGATCTGAACATACGGCCTCCGTCTAAGAAATCACCAATCCCGGCTGCTGAATGATCGCCGAGTTTTGCAGACGCCCGTTGCTCGCGGACGCCGCGCTGGACCACTGAGACTGCACGAACTCCGGCGTCACGACTTGGCCGGCAACAAACTGCGCGGCACCCTGGCCCGCGACGTTCACTTGCAACGTCATGGGACCGGGAGTCGGATACGAGCCGGTTGAGTACCCGCCGGCCACGGGCAGATTGCTCTGGAACGTGTACGGCGTTCCGTTCACGTAGGTCGCCTGCTGGTAGAGTTTGCCGCCCATCTCGGCGAGACTTCCCGACTGCGGAGTCGTGGCCGAGAGCGGCATCTTCTGCCCCGTGGCCTCCGAGTAGAGCATCAGCATCTTCCGCACGTCTGGATCGCGGACGGCGATGCTCACATGGCCCGCGTACTTCTGTTGCGCGATGCCCGCAATCTGCTTCGCCATCGAGTTGTCGATGCTGATGGAGTAAAGCTGCTTCACCAGCCGCTTGGCCTCGTTCTCCGGGGACTCGACGCCGGCCAGCTTCTCCCCCACGCCAGCCAGGAAGCCCGCGCCCGCACCGATGCCCGCGCCGAGCGGGCCTCCAATCTGCTCCCCGATCAGCGCGCCGCCGGCGGTGCTTTCCGCGATACCACCCCACGTGCCGCGCCGCGAGCCGAACAGGCCGTTCATCGCGAGCATCATTCCGGCGGCACCGGCGGCCGGCGATTTCGCGACGCCCTGAATTCCTCCCGAAAGCCCGCCGCCTGCGTCGTCAAAGACCTTCTGGTTCCAGACAGTGCCTTTCAGGTTGGCTAACGTCTTTGAGAAGCCGTCTTTCGAGAACAGGCTGTAGAGACCCGACGTTCCGCCCTTCTGATTCGCGCCCAAGATCATGCCCAGGGGATTCATGCTGGCACCGGCGTGCGTGGTGGGCAGGTTGAAGATGTCGGCGGGCGGCACACCTGAGGCACCAGGACTGCCCGCCCCTCCGATACCGATCGGAATGGACGCCCCCGCTCCAATGCCGCCTACGCCGCCCGAAACAGAGCCACCGCCTGCCGCCGGAATCGAAATCGCAGGGAGCGAAATGCCGCCTGGGATGCCGGTCGGCGCGGCGATGGCGGGCGCACCCATGCCCATCGCAGCCGCGAAAACAGCGGTCAACGATGCAATCGCAACCGAGTTCTGCGCGGTGACCGCCGTATTCAGATCGGTGGCTGCCTTGATGGGGTCCTGCTTCCCGCCACCGAAGATCCCCTTGAAAACGCCCGCAACACCGCCCTTCCCATCGGAGCCGTATATAAGAGGATGGATCGCGCCCGCGACCATGCCTCCCAGACCCTCCGTAATCGGCTTGAGCACGGCCTCGTGGAGCGTGCCTGCAAGCTGCTTCCCAAATTCCTGCGGCTTCGTGAAGAGCGTGTGGAACAGGCCTGATGTTTTGTTCTGAATCTCCTCCATCTCGCGCTTCTGAAGCTCCATGAGCTTCACGACGCGGTCCTGGTGCGCGTCATCCGTCTGGCGTTGCAGCTCGCCCTCGGCCTTCAGACCTTCGATCTTGAGCCGGTTGAGTTCGGCATCCCGCTGGCGCCGCTCCTCGGGGGTTCCGCCGGGCAACTTCTGGGCTTCGAAAGACTCCTGGCCGACTCGCGCGAGGGTTTGAGAGTGTTGCATCTGCGCGGCAGCAATGCGCAACTGCTCGACCGTGAGCGCCGTCCCGACCTGGCCGCCTGCGGTCTTCAACCCGAGCACCTCGGCCATCTTGATCTGACGCTGCAGCGTATCGCGGTCCCGGCGGTCCTGCTCGCCCGCCACGGCGTCGCCGAGCCTGCGCGCGTTGTCGTAGTTCGCACGAGCCGTCTTGGATTCTTCATCCCTCTGCTGCTTGGCCAGGTCGATCAACTCGACACGCTTCTTCGTCTCCGCGTCCAGCGCGGCCAGAGCGAAGTTCTTCGTCGCCTCGATCTGGGCGCGCTGAATCTCTCCGTCCGTGGCGTTCATCTCGCGCAGTTCGCGGATGTGCTGGCCGGCAACATCGAATTGCTTCTGTGCGAGTGCCAGTGCGGTGTCGTACTCGGCGTTGATATCCGCTTCGCCGAATGCCGCGCCGCTCGCCTTACGATTGGCCTGGAAGATCGTGTAGTTGGACCGAATGCCTGCTTCCCCCAGAGAAGTGTTCGCGCCAAACACGGCTGCGGTGGTCTTCCGTTGCTCTTCCTTTTCGAAGCGGGTGATCTCGGCGTCTCGGATCTGGTCGGCGAGTTTCAAATTGACTCCGTTGAGTTCGCCTTCCTCCTTCAGATGCCGCAATCGTTCCTCGTGGGCGGCGTTGATACGGGCCAAACCGGTCAGCTCGCCTTGCTGCGCCCGAGCCACCTGCTGGCGCAGTTCTTCGGTAATGCCACTGCTCTTTGCAACTTCTTTGAGCCGGTCCTCCTGTCCGGTGAGGCTGCTGTTCTTCTTTTCTAGACCGTAGCTCTGGCCCAGCAGGTCAATCTCCCGATCGAGCGCGCGCAGCGTTTCCAACCTCGGCCCTTGATCGGCCAGCATGTTCTCGAAGTGGAGTCCGGACGGCAGCTTGCCCCTGCCAGTCATCGCGCCGCGAATGTCCTCGTAACTGACGCCCTCGTAGCCCTTGCCGTGCTGGTATGCCTCTGCCATCTCGGACTGCCGGACCATGGTTCCCACGGACGCACGATACTGCCCGAGCACCTTCGTGGGATCGCCACCGCTGGAGGTCGCTTTGTACAGATCGCCGATGAGGCCGCCGTATCCCGATTTACCCTGGACGAGCTTCACGAGATCGTCAATGCCCGCCTGACCCCCGATGATATTGGCGAAAACTCCCGGCGCGTTCTTGATGGCCACATCCGCGAACGAACGAAGGGCCTTGTCCATCTTTTCCGAGAGGTGATCGGCCGCAACCGCCGCCTCGTCGATGGCGAGCTTCAGGTTGTTCTGAGGCCTATGTTCCAGTTTTGCGATGGCGTTCTCCAGCCGGTCGTTCGTGACACGCATTTCGTCGTTGGCCGTCTTCGTTGCGCCGGTAAGGCGTGCGAATTCGGCCTGGATTCGTTCCGGCGCTTCGCGCAGTTTTTCGAGGTTTTCGTGGAACTCCACGACCTTTTTGATCGCCTCGACGATGACCCCGATCAACACCACAACCGCGATGCCGCTAAACGCCGCGCTCAGTGCCGCGCCGACGCCGGGCATGGAGGAGATGAAGCCGCGAATGTGGCGCGGGATATGAACGCCAATCTCCTCGCCCATCAGGGCAAGCGACGCTTTCGACTCGCGTGCTTCGGCGCCCATCTGCTTGATCTCAGTGGCGCCCGACCGGCCTGCGGCCTCGATCATCTTGTTGTAGGCAGCCGTCACGCGGTCGACCATGCCCTGCTCGTCACCGAGCTTCTTGATGAACCGGTCGCGGTCGGCGATGAGCCGCTCAACCTCCGTTTTCCCGTACGCAGCGGCTTGCTTCTCGATGGACTGGGTGAGCCGCTCCATCGAACTGCGCGAGCGGTCGTTCACCTTGAGCAGCATTTCGCCCATCCGCTCGAGCGACTTCTGCATGCGCTCGCCGGCGCCGACCGTGCCCTTTTCCCATCCTTCGACAGCCTGGTTGGCCTGTTTGATGGCAGTGAGGACGCTGCGCGGATCGACCTCGAGGACGATGGATTCCTGGTCTGGCATCTACGCGGCTCTCTTGATACGGATCACGTGCGCCTGACGCAACACCGCCAGCACAGCCGCATTGAGTGCGCTGCGGTCCTTGGGAGAGATCCCGAACTGCCGCTCCCGCAGATTGTTCACGTGCGCGATCCGGTCCGCGTTCGGATCGACGAAGCCAATCGTGGCCGCGTTCTCACTGGCGCTCTTTACTTTGAGCGACCGCATGGTGCGCCCGGTCCAAACCCAGTCGCGAATCGGCATCAGGCCGCGCGCGGCTTTGTAATCGGGATAACCGCGCCGACCGTTGCGCCCGGGCTTGAGCGGCTTGGCCGGCCCGTCGTTGACGTTGAATGCCTTCCGGATGCGCATTGAGATGCTGTCCACCAGAACGCCGCCAATGGTCTGCATATCCTCGGCGGTGAACGGCCCCAACACGAAGCGGGCGCGCGTGATCTTAGTTTGGAAAGGCATGGGGCGGTTTCTGTGCGTGCTCCCGCTGATAGCGGTCGCGTTCTTCTTTCAGAATCTGGAGGCCGCGGACTTCCTCGGCAGTAACGTCGCTCCAGGGAATGCTGAAGTGCGCCGCGTCGAATTCCAATTCCAGCAGCCTCTCAAAGAGGCGGCCGGCGTGGGAGTGCGTCCGCGCGTAATCGAGATCGTCGAGCTTGCAGTGGCTGCAGCGATTGACGGTGAACTGCCAGCCACCGCACTGCGGGCAGGCGCCGGGAGCGTTGGTGTCGTCCACAGTGCGCGCCAGGCCGCACTTGCCGCAGGTGACGTCGTTGGCGTCGGGGCAGCCGCGCGGACCGTCCACGCCGCCGTCGCACAGCACAGCCGCGCGCACAGACCGGAAGACCAGCAACCGGAGAGGGACCGGCGTGGGCCACTCGTCCGGGGCTAGGAGTTTGGGTCTAGCGCCGGGTCGAGATCGTCGATAGCCTGAATTAGTTCCACGACGACCGACGATTTGTGATGGGGAGGAACATCGGCGGGCTTGAAAGATCCGGCGTAGCCTTCGACCTTGGTCGCCACCGAATCGTAGAGGCCAACGGAAGGCTCGATCCGGTACCGCAACTCCTCCTGGCCATGCGGAAGGTCGGTCGACGATACGACAGTTCGCCGGTACACGGTGATATCGCGTTGCGTCGGAATCTTCACTTGGTGGATGGTCACGCCGAAGGGCGTCCGCAGTGTGACGCGGTACTCGTCGCCGACCCGCTGGCAATCGGTGACCTCGCAGAACGTCAGCTTCGAGATGGCGTTCCCCGCCTCGAATTCGTCGAACTCAGCACCGTCCTTGTCGAGCCGGATCTTGGTGAATAGATCTAGGTCGGCTTTGAGATTCGGCACGAACTCCGTTTGCGATTTCCGGCGTCCGATGGTGCGCCGGATGGACTTCTGCTGGTCGAGCCGTTCCAGCAGTTCCTGATTCGTGGGTAACCGCAGAAAAGCGGTCTTCGGTGGGTTGGGCACCTTGATGGTGATGCCCTCGGCGGGAATGTCTCCGTACATGAATCCTCCTATTGAGCGATGCCCGCCACGCTGCACAGCGTGGTTGCGGACATCACAGTGTTTTGGGCGTTGCTGTACTGCGGCGCGCCGGTGACCGTCACGGCAACGATGCCATCGGCCTCTGCGTTCTCTGCCACCTGGAACGCCATCTGCGGAAAGGTGAACGCCACCGAGTTATTGGTGTCGTGCTGCACGCTGAGCGTCGCGGTCCCGGTGGTCTGATTGACCAGCGTGGTGTATTCGGGCGACCCGGCAAGCAGCCGCGCCGTGAACTGGAACGACGGCACGCGCGCGCCGATCTCCATGCGGCCGCGCACTTGCAGTCCGTTCTGCAGCCCGGAGCCGGGATAGAACCCCGCATTGAGTAGCAGGTTGTTCTTCCAGCCGACCGACCCAGACAAGATGCGTTTCGTCGCGACGTAATCGACGCCGTTGACCGAGAGCGACATCGAAGCCGCGAGCATGTTGTTCTCGGTGGTGAGTGCGGGAACGGTGATCCCCGATGGCGTCGTCAACAGGCCGGAGCCGACCCAGTTGACCGTCATCTTCGAAGACGCGCGCCCCGGACCGTAATTGAACTGGTAGGTGAAGTCCTCGATCGCGCAGCCAACGTACAGATTGTCGATGGCGTTGCCGCCGCCTTCCGCCACCTGCTCGACAATCGAGAAGTACGGCAACTCCAGCGTGGTGCCCGGATTGAGCGGCGTGATCGTATACGTGTACGGCGCCACTGAGCCGGTTTGCACGATGTTCCCCAGGCCATACGCCAGCGCCCAGGTGACGAACTCCGCGCTCGCGTATTTTTCCAGGCGATTCGCGACCTCGTAATGGGAAGCGAAAGTCTGGGTGATGAACTCGTGGCCCTTGCCGATTTCCGCCGCGTCGTTTTCGAAGATCGGCTTCGGCGTGGTCAGGCCGGTGTCGAGCTTCTTAAAGCGCAGAAACGTCGTGCCAGCCGTGGCAATGTTGGTCTGCTTGCCTTTGCCAAGGCCCATGATTAACTGCTGTACTCTCGCGGGCATTACTCATTCACCTCCCTGACCTGCACATAACCCAGGCCCATCAACGGCACCAGTTTCTCCGGCGTGGCCTCCACTTCCTGCACGTCGCCGGTGTGCGGGTGGCGCAGCCGCACAGTCTCACGCATGGGCTTGTTCTCTTGCTCGTCCATCAGTTGTCTCCAATCTCCGGAATCACGAACACGCCTTTGAAGCGGTCGATCAGGTCTTCATCCAGTTCGTGATCGATGCTCGGCGTGTCCATGATGTCCAGACCGGGGTAAATCTGCAGATAGCGGATGTTGGGCCCGCTTCCGCCTGGAGGGCGGTTGCAGGTGATCGACCACAGGTCCTCATAGCCCACCGGGTCGGCGACGCCGGCCGCGTTTCCCATCCGGTAGTAGATTCCCCAACGGTGCTTCCAAATAGTCTGGCCGTCGAAGTTGCCGCCCTTTGTGCCTTCCCAGGCGACGAGCATGGACGGCGCGGGCATTTTGTAGATGGCTTCCGCGAGACGATGCTCTTGCCCGAGGCGAAAGTGAAACGCGCTGATGCGACCGCCCATCGCGGCGCTCAGTTCGGGGATTGAAAGGAGCACGCTCGCGATGGCATCCGTGATCGGTGCGGCATTCAGCATCTACGTGACCCTCAGCTTCAGCACCGCGCCACCCTGCGCATCCACGTCTACATCAACGACGTCGTAGACGATGCTGTTTATCGTGACGGTGTCACCATGTTGCGGCGGCGGATTAATATTCGCAAAACGAATGAACAGCCGAACCACGGACGTGCCCTGGACACCGCCAGGCACGTAGTCTTCGGCCATCGCCGGATGCTGGATGATGCCAGTGATCTGTTGCGCGCCCGAACCCTCCTGCGGGGTGAAAGTCACGGTCGTGCCAAAGGTGGCGAGGCAAGCGCCATCCAGCGTGTTGACGAGATCAGACCAGGCCATCGGCTAACCTGCGGGATACGTCCAGGAGGGTTTGTTCCAATACGACACGATCAACCCCTCGCCCGCGATTGCCGCGTCGATCCAGTAATCAGAAAGATCGAGTGTGTCCGAATCGGTGCCGGACCACACCTCGTAGGAGTCGTCCACCCCACCGCCCGAATTCGGCCAAAGCTCTTTGATAACTCCGGCCAACGTGCTCTTGTTGACGCTGGCAGTGCCGAAGTACATCTTCCCAGTCAGCCCTGCGATCACCTGCACGCGGATACGGCAGCACGGTGTGCGCGTCGAGGCAAGATGGACGGGCGTTCCAGGCGTCGGCACATTCACCCGGCCCAGGGAAGTCGGTGTCATAGCCAGGCCAGCACGTCGAAGTGCTTCGCATTCGTCACCGTCACGACCACATTCGTCGACGTGTGCGTGCCGTACGTTACGGTGCCGCCGTCGGTCGGGATGCAAAGCACCCCGGCTGGCACCGCGCCCAAGCCGTGGGCGATACTCTGGCTCGCCCCCGTTCCCGCCTGCTGGCTCGCGAAGAACAGCTTCTGCAGCGACAGAAAGACGCCCTTCAACTTCGGATGCGGGCCGTTGCTCTGGAACTCCGGCGCATTGACCGGGACCTTCTTAATTTCGACCATTCGCTTTCTCCTTCCTGGCTTTCGCCGGTTTCTCTGCCGCCTTCACCGGCGCGGCGGCCGACTTGGCGAGCGCCACCTCGAGTTCCAGCCGCGTACCAATACGGCGTTGCTCATACATCTGACGGGCCCGCGTCAGCTGGAATTTGTCAACTGGATCCGGTGCCGGGTACTCGGCTCCGACTTCGGGCGGCGTGAACCCACCTTGCAGCGGGCGCAGCACGAATAGCGGTGGCACGCCGCCCTTGGTCAATTGCGCCCACGAGAGTTTGCGGAGGAACATAGTTACACCGCCGTGATCACGTTGTTGAAGAAGAAGCCGCAGTCCTTGGAGACCTGCGCCATGGCGAA